ATGGCAACCGTTAAAGCATACGTTCGTTCCAGCAAAAAAAATAACATAGTAAATGTACGTTTCCGACTATCTACTCCGGGGGCAAAATTATTATATTATGTAAGCGATTTACAGATAAACGTAGATCTTTTCGACAACAAGAGAGAAGAAATAAAATCGAGGGCGTTGTACCCGGATAAAGAGAGACGAATTTTCAACGAAAAAGTGAATGAATTAAAGTCTCTTATACTTCGGACATGGGAGGAAAGAGGAGATGACTACCAGCCAACGAGCGAATGGCTGCGTAATGCCATGAAGCGTAGAGTGAATGGTGAAACACCTGTTAATGATGATTTCTTCGATATATTTGACAAATTCCTAACCTATAAACAATACGATGAGAAGCGAGAGGAACATTATGATGTTTTAAAGCGGATAATGATCCGGTATGAAAATTACGAAATTTTTAATGGAGGAAAATTCAGGTGGAGCCTCGAAATATCTGCATTTGACTTGTCTAATTTCGAAGATTATTTAAAAAACGAGTATAGATTAGCAGAATTATACCCGTCGTTATATGAGGGTGTCAAGAAGTTATCGCCGAGAGGTAGAAATACTATTGCTAACATGATGACGAAGTTAAGGGTGTTCTATCTTTGGGCTGTGAGAATGGGGGAGACAACGACCAACCCTTTTGCAAATTATTCCATAAAGGAGCAAATATATGGGAGACCTTATTTCCTTACCTTAGAAGAACGTGACAGGGTGTACAATTTTCCAATGCCGAACAATCCTTTTCTTGCTATACAGCGTGATATATTTGTCTTTCAATGTATGATTGGTTGTAGAGTAAGCGATTTGTATAGGTTAACTCGTGAAAACATCAATGACGGGGCTATTGAATATGTCCCGACAAAAACGAAAGGGGATAATCAGGAATATGCTCGTGTACCTTTGACGAAAAAAGCGATTGAAATATTGGAAAAGTACAAGGAATATGGAGGACGTACACTTTTCCCATTTATCTCTGAGCAAAAATACAATGATTCCATCAAGAAGATTTTAAGAATGGCGGGCATCGACAGAAAAGTCACCGTCATAAATCCGGTAACGCAGAAAGAGGAGCAAAAGCCTATATATGAGATTGCCAGCTCGCACCTCGCACGTCGTACATTTATCGGGAATATTTATAAAAAAGTAAAAGACCCGAATATTATCGGGTCTATGAGCGGTCATGTAGAGGGCAGCAAGGCATTTGCCCGTTATCGTGACATAGATGATGAAATCAAGTTAGATGTGTTGAAAGAGATAGAGTGATAATCTTTCTAATTTTTTTTGTTAAGATCGCATTTATCTATATCATCTGAGGAAATGCCCCCTTTCTTATATAATGATAGTATTAGCCCTTTATTCTAAGATATTCACATATGTGTGATATATATGTTTCACATTGAGAAATGAAATCTTCGTCTTTCACGTATTTTTGAATTTCTTCTATAACATCTTCAAAAGACAAGTTTTAGAATATTTATTCAAACATAGACCCCTCTCCGAATATTATCCATTCCAATGAAACCCCATAATCATAAACAAGATAATATATCCATTCGGGCTTCAAAACACTACGGTCTGGATTTTTTCTCACATTTGCTATATTGGTACGAGTTATATTGTGCTTCCTCGTGAATGTTTTAAGCCCACGAATGCGTTTCTGTGCTTTGAGCATATCAATAGCTTCAAAGAAACGTTTAGTTATAGCGATTCCTTCTTTAGAAATTTTCATGACTCAAATTTTAGTCTTTGAAATCCATAGATGATTACATATTTGTTTTTATAATCGCTTCATACATCCGAGCACATGGAATACATGTCTTATCATATTTTTCGGTAGTTCTTGTATTCCGTATTCAGGAGATCTGTTTGTTGGGATTAAAGAATAACTATCTGGATTGGATGCAGGACCTATCCTTTTTATAGTTCTCATGTTGTTGGTTGTGATAATAGCATAAACCTCACCATAAGGTAGAAAAGAAGCATCCTCTATTTCCTTTAGAGCTATTATATCGCCATGTGTTATTTCAGGCTCCATTGAATGTCCAGTGACATTGCACCAACATGTAGCTTCGTTGTACTTCTGAAAGTTAATGAGGTATTCGGGCGTGGTAGTCTGATCGTTCAGAACGATGTCGAATCCGCCGATGAAATCGACATTGTAATAAGGCACACCTTGTGTGTAGCTTTTTTGTGGAGTTGGCGCATTCCATTCTGATTCATGAACCATGCCTATGTTGCTACTGAGGGTGTATTGCTTGCTTTTTTGTTTTTCTTCCTCCTTAATCATCGGGACATCCGCTCCTGATAGCCACCCTGTAGTAAGGTTAAATTTTTCCTCCAGTATCTTTTTATACGAATCCTTAAAGGATGTCACTCCGTTCTCCATTCTTGAATACGTGTTTTGACCGACTTCAAGAATGGCAGCCATTTGTCGCTGTGTGAGATTCTTGTGAGTCCTCAGCAACTTCAGTCTCAAAACAGGATTAGTATCCATAAAAATCAATTTATTATCCCTTTTAAGGATATTTAATGAATAAAATATCCATTTTATCCAAATAAGGGATATATTTGCACTACAATAATAATCTTAACGAAGCAAAGATAATGAAAGCCGTAGTAAAATCAAACATTCTGCCCGATAATGGGATAAAAATGACCTTGAAGGACTATTACGAATCTCTTCCCAAAACCACCAGCCCCAAGACCGAGTTTTTGAAGAGGGTTGTGGACGAGTGCGGAGTATCGTTCGGCACTGCGATAAACTGGGCAAAACGTGGTATGCACCCAGCGGACGAGAAGCACCTTCCCACGCTGTCGAAACTGACCGGAATCCCCGAAGAAGAACTGTTCGATTAAGAGTCATAAAGTGATGGAAGACATGGAATTTTACATGGCGGACGGTGAGTTGCTCTGTCAATATCCAGACGGTAGCGTGAAGCCAGTTACTGATAGCGACACAGACTTCATCCGAGAGATGGTAGCCACTATAAGGGAGTGGTATCCGGGAGCATACAATGCCCTATCGGAATGTTACAGCAGAAGTGTGAACAATGTTCCTTACTTCCATTACCTGATGGTGCGGCGTTTCTTGAAGTGCAACTTCGGTAACCTTGACCACACGGCGTTGGACATACAACGGACGGGTAAGTTCAACTTCGAGAAGGTGCATTGCCCGTTGAGGGGCGAGTGCCGCTACGAGGGTGAAATATGCGGAGCAAAGTTCAACAGCCGCCTATCCGCAGCGGAGGTTAGGGTAATGCGCTTGGTGTACGATGGAATCAGCAACGACGAGATAGCAGAACGACTGTATATCTCCCCTCACACGGTAAAAAATCACATAAAGTCTGTATATCTGAAACTTGGGATTCACGAGAAATCCGAATTTATCCAGTATGCACACAATAACAACCTTTTTAATGATTAACTATGTTAAATGAAGCCATTTTAAAGATTGTACTAAACGACAAAACATTTAGTCAACTAGAAGCTGAAAAAATAGTAGGAAGCCGAAACCGACTATTTGAACTAGTTGGGAATGGATCTATCCGTGCAGAGAAAAAACCGTCAAATAGACAAAACGGAAGATGGTATTGTAATGCTTACGATGTAATCAAATTCGCCTGTATAAAATAAGCCCCTTAATAACATGAACACAACTTGTATTATCCCACGGTCAACAATCGAGAAACGATACGACAAGGCAAGGGAAGATTTCAACGACCAATACGACAACTCCCCTTACAAATTGAAATGTAAGGAATTTTATATAGGAGGCGGGGTAGAAAACTACGAGGTCGCCAGCCAGATACTATCGATGAACGAGGAGGAAATAGCCAAATCCTACCTCGAAGATTGCGACCCGAAAGACTGGCAGAGCATGCGTCGATACCGGGAAGACCTCATGTGCGATGCCACGGACATCTACAAAACGGCTATCGCTATGGTAAAAGCCGATATTCAGAAACTAAAAAACATACAGGACGAGGTAGAAAGTTTTCTTGAAGACCATATAGGAGAAAACATGGACGGTCACTATCTCGACGGACATATAAACTATGAAGTAGATTTGATCGACAAAAACGTCGATGTCAGCATTCATTACGACGCATACAATCACAAGGAATGGGACAACGGCGACTATTTAACGCCATCTTCTAGTAGTGGCTACATCGATACAGAATACACGGTAACCGTATTCGACGAATGCGGAAATGAAGAATTTGAGTTTAACGGTAATTTCCAAATATAACAGTCATGATATTCTACAAGTTGTTTACCCTGCTCGCCATACTGCTTATGCTTTCCTCGATATTCGGGGTAGTCGCTTCGCTCATCAATGCCAACCTTTGGCAACTGGTAATAAGTATATCCCTGTTAGCGCTGTCATCGATGGCTCTTGCCGGGCAACAACAAACCGATAAGAAACTATAACAAAATCACTAACACAATGGAAAAACGATTAAAAGATTAATGGATATGGGAATAGAAGATACAATTATCAAGGTAGTGAGAGATGAAAACAATATACTGCTCGGAAAATTGGAAGATGTAATTAACCATGCAATATCCGGTATAAAGAAAGGCTATGGAGATGTGTTCTTGCCTGATTATGTACCGGTTAGAAAGGCAACAGAATTATTAGGGTGTTCTCATAGAGAATTGTTGAAGCGTTTGAATGCAATTAACGCCAAGCCTGAAAAAGTCGGCACACGTAACTGTATTACCAGAGATGAACTTTTAAAAATCATGAATTAAATAAGTAGCTATAGTTCCATATAAATCAAGCATATTCACCGCCCGTCCGGGAGGATATGTGGTGTATAAAAAGAAAGAAACGAGATGGAAACAAAGAACATATTCCAAAAAATACAATCCGTAGCCAACGAAATAAAAAATATAGAAAAAAAATTGGTTGTCGGAGAAGGGAAAAACGCCTACAATGCGGTAGGAGACCAAGACGTTACACTAGCTGTTAAAGAAGCAGAATCCAAACATGGTATCGTGAGCGTTCCTTTCAAACAAGAACTCGTCAAAAGTGAGATACTACGGGTTGCAAACAAAGGTATAGAAACGATAAAATATGTCGATATAGTCAAGATGACGACCCGAATCTACAATATAGACAACCCTTCTGAATATATCGACATAGAGACATTCGGAAGGGGACTTGATTCTGGCGATAAGGGCTTTGGCAAAGCTTCCACCTATGCAAGGAAATACGCCTTGTTGAACGCCTACAAGATAGCCACCGGCGAAGATCCCGATGCCGAGAAATCGAAGGAAGAAAAGAGTGAAACGCCACTTTCTGAAAAGAGGGCTATAATATACAATCTTCTTTATAAAAACAGCACCTACTACCAAGCCGCATTGAAAATGTTCGGAAGGGAATCGATAGACGAGCTTACAGACTCCGAAATAGACACCTTGTACACCAGTGCGAAAAAGAAAGGAACGATATGATAACAGACACGATGTATATCGGAAGCGGCGACATCACGGCGTTATTGTCGGACATACACTCGTCCTCCTATGCCAAACTGTTACAGCGTTTCGTAAGCGGAGAAAAGCCCCACTACAACGCATTGGCAAGTCCCATAGATGCATTGCGCACCGGTGCTATTCTCGAAGACGTGTACGGCAAGACACTCCCGTTTTGCTATGTCAGCCAATACAAGGTACAGAGTATTGAGATGGACGTTTTCAAAGCCTCTCTTGATTTTGCCGAGATAGACGATGGGAAGTTAAAGGCATTCATCGAGTTGAAGACGGTCTCATTCGATGAATATTTCGATAAAATCGTCCCGTTGGAAAGCAACTCCGAAAAACTGGCCTATGTCAGGAAATACAAGAAACATTATTACAACCAAGTGCAAGAACAACTCTATTGTTCAGGTCTCGACCAAGCCACCCTCGCATTCCTATGTGTTTTCGAATACAACGACGAAAAAAATTGGAACCGTGAAATCAAAGACAATGAAATCACACGGGTAACTATTCCCAGAGACGACACGGTTATAGATCAAATTAAGAGTCGTGGAGAAATATTCCAGCGAATAAAAGACTATCACATAAAATAATAAGAATATGAATTACTACGGAAGCATTTGCCTCTCCGACATACCCAAAGAGGTAATCAAGGAAGGTAAGAACGGAAAGAAGTACTTGAACATAACGGTATGGGAGCGAAAGTTGGCATCTGAATGGGGGCATACTCACACGATAAGCTGTGCCCCCAAGCCGGAAGAACGGAAAGACGGTACGAATTATCTTATCGGCGATTTAAAACCTATCAAGCCAAAACCGCAGGAAGACAATTCCCGGAATCAGGTAGTAGATGATTTACCCTTTTAACCATGACTCCCCAAGAGCTAACATCTATCACCAGCTTACTATCGAGAGGGGCAAAAGCGTTGGAAAAGTCCGACGACTACCGGCATAAAGAGCTGGCAAGATTGATGAGAAATAAGGTCAAACAATTAAATAAGAAATACAATGTACAAAAATGAGATCTTAAATAGCGACTGGTGTGTCCACAGGAATGCGGCAAGGAATCCCAACACTCCCGTCGATGTGCTCACGGAGTTGGCAAAGGATAGCGACTGGTGTGTCCGCAGGAATGCGGCAGGGAATCCCAACACTCCCGTCGATGTGCTCACAGAGCTG